ATTTCCATTAGAAAGTTTTATCGGTGGTTGGTATATGGATGAAAAAATTTGTGATGGTATCGTAGATATATTCAAAGAAAATCCACAAGAACAAAGACCAGGAGTTATAGGTGGACCTTTTAGTGTTAATAAGAAAAGTAAAGATTCAATAGATATTGGAGTTGATCCACATTGGAAAGAACCAAGATATTGGGCGTGGAAACAAGCATTAAAAGAGTGTTGTACTTTATATGAAGAGAAATATCCTGAACTTTCTCATTTTAAACCTTGGGGTTTAGTTGAAGGAGTTAATATACAATATTATCCACCAGGAGGTGGTTATTTTGTTCCTCATTTTGAACGAGGAAGTATCCACGAAAATCGTAATTTAGTTTTTATGACTTATTTAAATGATGTACCTGAAGGTGGTACACATTTTAAATATCAAAAATTAACAACACCAGCTAAAAAAGGACTAACTTTAATTTGGCCAACTGACTTTACACACGTACATAGTGGTCAAATAACAAAAGAACACGAAAAATATATTATAACTGGTTGGTTTGGTTTTTTAAAGTAGAATCAGATAAATAGTATTATGAGTATAACAGACGCATATTTAGGAAATCCTAATCTTAAAAAAGTAAATACACCAGTTGAATTTACTAAAGAACAGGTTATAGAATTTCAAAAATGTAAAGAAAACCCAATTTATTTTATGGAGAAATTTATGAAAATAGTTTCCCTAGATGAAGGTTTGGTGCAGTTTAATATGTATGATTTTCAAAAAAAGATTGTACATACAATACACGATAATAGATTTACTATTTGCAAACTACCTAGACAGTCAGGTAAATCAACAACAACAATTGCATACTTATTACATTATGCAATATTTAATCCGAATTCAAATATAGCAATACTTGCCAATAAATCTTCTACTGCTAGAGATATATTAGGTAGACTACAACTTGCTTATGAAAACTTACCAAAGTATATACAACAAGGTGTTATCAATTGGAACAAAGGTAATATAGAATTAGAAAATAAATCTACTATTATTGCGGCCGCTACATCTTCAAGTGCAATACGAGGAGGTTCTTATAATATAATATTTCTTGACGAGTTTGCTTTCGTACCTGCTAATATAGCAGAAATGTTTTTTAGTTCCGTTTATCCTACAATCACATCAGGTAAAACTACAAAAGTTATTATAGTTTCTACTCCACACGGAATGAATCAATTTTATAAATTATGGACAGACGCTGAAAACAAAAGAAATGATTATATACCAATTGAAGTACATTGGTCAGAAGTTCCTGGTAGAGATGAAAAATGGAAAGAAACAACTATACGTAATACATCAGCAGAACAATTCCAACAAGAGTTTGAGTGTGAGTTTTTAGGTTCAGTAGATACATTAATATCACCAGTAAAAATTAAAAATACACCTTATATGACACCATTAACTTCAAGTGGTGGTTTAGATGTATTTGAAAAACCTGTGAATGGTAGAAATTATGTTTGTTGTGTTGATGTAGCTAGAGGTGTTAACAAAGATTATTCAGCATTTTTAATATTTGATGTAACTAAAATGCCTTATAGAGTTGTTGCCAAATATAGAAGTAATGAAGTTAAACCAATTCTATTTCCACACTTAATATCTAAAGCGTGCCACGGTTATAATAAATGTGAAATACTTTGTGAAACAAATGACATAGGACAACAAATAGGTGAATCATTAAACTATGAATTAGAATATCCTAATCTATTAATGACTACTCAAAGAGGAAGAGCAGGTCAAATATTAGGTGCTGGTTATAGTGGAAGAGGTTCTGGTTTTGGTGTTCGTATGACAAAACAGATTAAAAAAATTGGTTGTTCTAATATTAAGACACTAATTGAAGGAGATAAAGTTGTTATTAATGACTTCAATATCATAGAAGAAATGTCAACTTATGCTCGTAGAGGAAATTCTTGGCAAGCGGAAGAAGGTTGTAATGATGATTTAATGACTTGCCTTGTATTATTTGGATGGTTATCCAATCAACCATATTTCAAAGAAATGACTAATACTAACGCCAGACAACAATTATATGAAGAACAAGAAAAATTAATAGAGCAAGATATGGCACCTTTTGGTTTTGTAGATGATGGTATACCTGAATGGGAAAAACCAGAAGTAGACGAATATGGAACAGTTTGGCATCCAGTTGTCAGAAAAGGGTTATAAATTACGCTTATTATAAATATCCATAGTAATGAAATTTGACTATGGTCGTATGAAAACATACGGAATACGTGAAGATAAAGAAGTTAATTAGCTAATTATAAGGAGAAAACCTAATGGCATTTCAAGTATCACCAGGTGTTCTCGTACAGGAAAAAGACTTAACAAGAATTATTCCTGCCGTTTCATCTTCTTCTGGAGCTTTTGCTGGAACTTTCAGTAAAGGACCACTTGATGAAGTTATAACAATCGGTAGTGAATCTGAACTTGTATCAACGTTTGGGAAACCAGATAACTCTAATTTTGAGAGTTATTTTAGTGCTTCAAACTTTTTACAATATTCAAATAACTTGAAAGTTGTTCGTGTACAGAATTCATCTGTTTCAAACGCAACTGAAAGTGGTAGTGCGTTTGTGATTAAGAATACTACTGATTACCAAAACAATTATGCTGACGGTTCTGCTTCTGTAGGAATGTGGGCTAGTAGAACAGCAGGTGCGTGGGGAAACAATATAAGTGTTTCTTCTTGTCCTTCTGCTACTGCTTATGAAGAAACTGCTAAGACAACTGTTTCAGACGCTTCAACAAGTGTCGGAGATACAGTTGTAACTGTTGCTTCTGCTACAGGAATAAGTGCTGGCGATATAGTTAACTTTGGTGATGAATATGAATATAGAGTTATTAGTATTGCTACTAATGACTTGAACATTGTACGGAAAGAAGAACCTTCTTACTATGGCACAACTGATTCATCTGGATTACAAGCGACAATTACAAATGGCGCTAATGTAAGACGAAGATGGAGATATTATGACTTATTTAACAAAGCACCAGGAACATCAACATACGCTCAAACAAGAGGTGGTGTTGGGGACGAAATGCATATTGCAGTCGTTGACGAAGATGGTGGAATTAATGGAACTAAAGGGGAAGTTTTAGAAAAATTTGAAGCAGTATCAAAAGCTTCAGACGCTAAATCACCTCAAGGTGACACTAATTACTATTCAGACGTAATTTTCAATTCAAGTAATTACATTTTCTGGATGGACCACAATGCTTCTGGTTCTAATTGGGGCACAGCGGCAGCTGGAACTACATTTACAGCAGTAAGTGCTGTGAGTGATGTATCATTATCAAATGGTTCAGACGGTTCATCTGCTACAACTGCTCAAGTTAAAACTGCTTATGAAAAATTTAATGACGCTGAAACAACAGACGTTGGATTAATCATTGCAGGTGCTGGAGACTCAACACATATAGATAACTTAATTACTATTGCTGAAAACAGAAAAGACTGTGTAGTTTTTGCAAGTCCTGAAAGAAGTGATGTAGTTAATGTATCAAATTCAAATACACAAAAAGATAACGTTGTAAATTTCTTTAATGGAATTGCTTCATCTTCTTATGTGTTCTTTGATAGTGGATACAAATATATGTACGATAGATATAATGATGTTTATAGATTTGTACCTTTAAACGGCGATATGGCAGGATTATCAGCAAGAACTGATAGTGTTGCAGACGCTTGGTACTCACCTGCTGGATTAAACCGAGGTGTAGTAAGAGGTGCAGTTAAACTAGCATTTAATCCAACACAAACACAAAGAGATGAATTATACAGAGCAAGAGTAAATCCTGTGACTACGTTCCCAGGACAAGGAACTGTATTGTTCGGAGATAAAACTGGATTAAAAAATCCTAGTGCATTTGATAGAGTCAATGTCAGAAGATTGTTCATAATTTTAGAAAAGGCAATTTCAACTGCTTCTAAAGTCCAACTATTTGAATTCAATGATGAATTCACTAGAGCTGGTTTTAGAAATATGGTAGAACCTTTTTTAAGAGAAGTACAAGGAAGACGAGGTATTACAGACTACCTAGTAGTTTGTGATGAAACTAACAACACAGGCGAAGTAATAGATAGAAATGAATTTGTAGCAGAAATTTTTGTTAAACCTGCTAGAAGTATCAACTTTATCTCATTGCAATTCGTTGCAACAAGAACAGGCGTTTCTTTTGAAGAAGTCGCTGGATAATTTAGGGGAGAAATAAAACAATGGCAAACATAAACGATTTCAAAGCTAAACTTTCAGGCGGTGGAGCAAGAAATAACCAATATAAAGTGGTTATGCCTTTTCCTGGCTACGCTCAAGTTGGCGGAGAAATAGAAGACCTAGCATTTTTATGTCAAGGCGCTGAACTACCTGGTATGGCAATAACGACTATTGAAGTACCTTTTAGAGGCAGAGCAATAAAAATCGCTGGAGATAGAACAATAGCGGATTGGACTATCAAAGTAATAAACGACACTAATTTCAAATTGCGTAATGCATTTGAAAGATGGATGAATGGTATCAACAATATGACTGATAACGAAGGATTAACAAATCCTGTAGATTATCAAGTAGACGCATTTGTAGACCAATTGGACAGAAACGGAAATACTATTAAGTCATACACTTTAAGAGGTGTATTTCCTTCAAGTATTAACGCAATTCCATTGGATTATGCTGCTAAAAGTGATTTATCAGAAACATCTGTTACATTGGCGTTCCAATACTTTGAAAGTAACACAACTACTTAAAAACTAATATAAATATTAGTGATATTTTAAGGAGATAAATTATGGCTGAATTATTTGGATTTTCTATAACTCGGGTTAAAAAACCTGCGGATCCAAAACAAGCATTTACACAACCACAAGCGGATGATGGAACACAAACCATCGCCGCTGGTGGGTACTATGGTCAATACTTGGATATGGAAGGTCAGTCAAAGACTGAACAAGACCTTATCAGACGTTATAGAGAAATAGCATTGCATCCTGAATGCGATATGGCAATTGAGGATATTATCAACGAGTCAATTGTTGCTAATGAACTCAAAGACGCAATAAGATTAAACCTAGATAACTTACCATTCGGTAAGGATGTTAGACGAAAAATAGAAGACGAGTTTAAGGAAGTTTTAAGATTAATGAACTTCCATACTAGAGGTCACGATATCTTTAGAAGATGGTACGTGGACGGTAGATTATATTATCATAAAGTAATTGATAGAGAATCTACAAGAAAGGGTATTACAGAATTAAGATACATAGACCCTAGAAAAATTAAAAAGATTAGAGAAGTAAGAAAGAAAAGACCAGATGGACCTACTCCATATGGTTTAAACGTCATTGATGAAGTTAAAGAATACTTTTTATTTAATGAAAAAGGTGTTACTAATACAACATCAGGCGGAATTAAAATTGCTGTTGACGCAATAGCATTTTGTCCTAGTGGACTGATAGACCAAAACAAAAATATGGTCTTATCATATTTACATAAAGCAATTAAACCTGTTAATCAATTACGTATGATTGAGGACGCAAGTGTTATATACAGAATTGCAAGAGCACCTGAAAGAAGAATTTTCAAAATTGATGTTGGTAATTTACCTAAAGTAAAAGCAGAACAATACTTACGTGATGTTATGGCAAGATATAGAAATAAACTTGTTTATGACGCAAGTACAGGTGAGATACGTGATGACAGAAACTATATGTCAATGCTTGAAGACTTTTGGTTACCAAGTAGAGAAGGTGGAAGAGGTACAGATATTACCACTTTACCAGGCGGTGCAAATTTAGGAGAGATGGCAGATTTAGAATACTTTAGAGCAAAACTTTATCGTTCTTTAAATGTTCCTGCTAGTAGATTAGAAGCGTCAACTGGATTTAATTTAGGTCGTTCAACAGAAATAACAAGGGACGAACTTAAATTTACAAAATTTGTACAAAGATTAAGAAAGAAATTTACTGAAATATTTAACGATATATTAAGAACTCAATTAGTTTTAAAAGCCGTTATTACGGATGAAGATTGGTTAATCATAAGGGACGTTCTCCAGTATGACTTTTTGCAAGATGGACACTTTGCTGAACTAAAAGATTCTGAAATGTTATTAGAAAGAATAAGACTTGCTGATTCAGTAAGAGATTATGTTGGTAAGTACTTTTCAGTAGAGTACGTAAGAAAAAAAATCTTACGACAAAACAATAGGGAGATTGAAGATATAAACAATCAAATAAGAAAAGAAATTAAAGATGGTATTATTGCTGACCCTATGCAACAATATCAATCTAGTAAAGATACTATAGAAGGAGATATGTAATGGCAGACGCAAGTATTCCAAGTAAGACAGCGGAATTTATTGATAAATTGCAACAAGGTAAAAATGCAGACGCAGGAGAGGCATTTAAGGATGCTTTAAGAGCTAAAGTAGCAAGTGCTCTTGATAAACAAAGAGTAGATGTTGCAGGTAAAGTTTTTAAAGGTGTAGAACCTGAAAAATTTAGTGCCCCTAAACCAGCGGTAACTGAACCTAGTGCAAGAACTGATAAAATTATGGATACAGATGGAAAAGAAATCGCTTTTGAACCGACTAAAGAGCCGAGTCCAACAGCACCAGAACCTGTCGCACCAGAAATGGCGCCAGGACACGAAACACCACCAGACGCAGGTGTATAGAAATGGATAACGAATATTTTTTTACAAGTAAAATATTTGAAGATACAAAGTATCTTGACTCTAAAAGTTATGGAGATTTATCTCCTAGATTAAAGTTAGCAGTACAAGATACTTTCAGTCTAATTGAAAGAACGTCTGGAGATATTATAACTAAATTTGAGTCTTCAGTAGATAAAGTTGCTGAAGCAAGAAAAATAAATAAAGAAGAACTATACAAATATTTTGATAACGAAGTAAACGAACAATTAGGAGAGTAGTATGGCGTGGGTAGATGTACCAGGATCAAATAGTGTTTGGGAGTATGAAAATACTGCCACAGCATCCAATACGTATGCAGACGCACCTGGAACTTATTCAGGTGGTATAAGAACTTATACAACTCCTGGAACTGGCGTAGTAAATAAAGTCTATGCTAGATGTAGAAAAAAAGGAACAACAGTAGAGCGTGGTGAATTATCTAAAGATTTTTATGACGCAACACATTTAGGATTCTAATGGCAGATACAGTTACAACACAAACAATAGCAGATACATCTGGAGTTAAATATGTTATAAAAATGACTAACTTTTCAGATGGTTCTGGAGAAACTAACGTACAAAAAATAGACGCTTCAGCGACTACTTTTATGAGTGAAGATGGTGAAAGACGTATAGCAAGAGTATATTATTCAGTTAACGTATCAGACGCAAAATCTGGTGTGGAATTGATATGGGACGGTGCTACTAATTCTACTGCTTTATTTCTTTCAGGACAAGGAACAATAGATTTAAGAACTGATGGAAACTCATTTAAAAATGACGCAACTACACCAACAGGTGATGTATTGTTAAGTACAAAGAATTTTGCTAAAGGCGATAACTATTCATTAATCGTTGAATTTAGATAAGAAATCTTATAAATAATAGAGAAGAGAGAGAACAATGAAACTAATTACCGAAGAAGCTGCTCAATCGCAATTTATAGTTGAAGAGGTTGGTGGCAAGAAAAATTACAAAATCAAAGGTGTCTTTTTACAAGCAGATATCAAAAATAGGAATGGAAGAGTCTATCCTAAAGAGATATTAGAAAAAGAAGTTTCAAGATATAATAGAGAATTTATCAACAAAAGACGTGCATTTGGTGAGTTAGGACATCCTGACGGACCAGTTGTAAATCTTGAAAGAGTAAGTCATATGATAACAGACTTACATCCCGACGGTTCAAACTTTGTTGGTGAAGCAAAAGTGATGGATACTCCATACGGTAAGATTGTTAAAAATCTTATTAACGAAGGTGCTCAATTAGGAGTGTCTTCAAGAGGTATGGGATCACTAGTGCGAGGACGTGGCGGAGTTAATGAAGTAGGAAGAGATTTTTACTTAGCAACTGCCGCTGACATTGTAGCAGACCCGAGTGCTCCAGACGCTTTCGTAGAAGGCATTATGGAAGGTAAAGAGTGGGTATGGGATAATGGTGTTATCAAAGAGAGAGATATTGAAGAGTGGAAACAGTATATAAATGAAGCTAAAAGACTACGTTTAGCAGAAGCAAAAGCTAAAGTCTTTAAAGAATTCATTGAAAAACTGTAATCTTATAAATATCTATTAATAACGAGAGAAAATTATTTAAACGTTTAAATAAATTAAGGAGATTTATTCTTATGGCCGATACAGAACAAAAAATAGAGGCGTTAGAAGCAAAAGTAGTGGACGAGGCGAATTCACCTAATCCACAAGCGGATGCTCCTAAAAAGAATGCTGTTGCGGCCGAACCTTCTCATATTGCTAAAATGAGTGAATATGAAGATTTAGGTAAGGCAGTAGTAAAACCAACAGACAGCAATCCTGACGCAACTAAAAAAGTTACAAAAGTTTCTGGACAAGCTCCTCAAAAACATCAAGGTGCTGCTGACCCTATGCCAAAATTAAGTGGTCACAACACTAAATTGGAGAATAAAGAAACGAAAAAAGACGAAGACGGTAAAGAAATTAAAGAAGGCGATTTACCACCAGCACTTCAAAAAGCTATTGACGCTAAAAAAGACAAAAAAGATGTCAAAGAGTCTGACGAAAAGAAAGACGAAAAAGCGAAAAAAGCTGATGACGCTGAGGTAAGAACTGAAGACGAAGACAAAGAAAAGAAAAAAGAGATTGACGTAAAAGAACACGTTGACGCTCTTGTCGCTGGAGAGAAAGACTTAACCGAAGAGTTTAAGAACAAAGCTGCTACTATTTTTGAAGCGGCAATCAAATCTAAAGTTAAAGAGATTGCTGAAGAAATGGAAGCGGATTATAATACTAAATTAGAGCAAGAAAGTGCTAAAGCTAAATCAGAATTAACTGAAAAAGTTGATTCGTACCTTGCATACGTAGTTGAAGAGTGGATGAAAGAAAACGAAATCGCTCTTGAAAGAGGTATCAAAGGTGAGATAGCTGAAGACTTTATCAATGGTCTGAAAAAATTATTTGAAGACCATTACATTGATGTTCCAGATGAAAAATATAACGTGCTTGAAGACCAAGCAGGTAAAATTGAAAAACTGGAAAAAGACCTCAATGAGCAGATTGAAAAAAATGTTGAGTTAAACAAGGAAGTTGGAACTAAAGTTAGAGATGAAATCAAATCTAAAGTTTCTGAAGACCTTGCTGACACAGCAAAAGAAAAATTTGCTAAACTTGCTGAAGAGATTGAATACTCTAACGCAGAAGACTATCAGAAGAAATTAGAAACTGTTAAAGAATCTTATTTTGGAAAGAAAGTTGCAACTGCTGAAGAGAAACTAGATGATGTGGCGGCAGATAATGCTTCTAACGAAGACTTATCAAAATCTATGGCTGCTTACAGCGCCGCTATAAGCAAAACTAAAGACATTAAGTTGTCTATTAAGTAAATATATAGGGAGATAAACACATATGTACTTATCTGAAACACACGAAAAAAAATGGCAGCCAGTACTAGAGCATCCTGATTTACCAAAAATTACTGATGCTTATAGACGTGCCGTAACATCCGTGATATTAGAAAACCAAGAACGTGCTTCTAAAGAAGATAACGCTTACTTGGCAGAAGCGGCTCCAACAAACGCAACAGGTAGTGCTGTAGCGAATTGGGATCCAATTCTAATTTCATTAGTACGTAGAGCAATGCCTAATCTAATTGCATACGATATCGCAGGTGTACAACCAATGACAGGTCCTACAGGACTTATTTTCGCAATGAGAAGTAGATATACTTCACAAACTGGTGGCGAGTCATTCTTTGACGAAGCTGACACAGACTTTAGTGGTAGAAATGCTGCTGGATCATCTGTTGATGGTTTCTCGGAAAATGCTCACTCTGGTGCTAACCCAGGCGTTCTTAACGATAGCTCACCTGGAACTTATACAACTGGTGGCGCAATGACTACAGCGAAAGCTGAAGCATTAGGCGACGCTAGCGGTAATGCATTTGCAGAAATGGCTTTCTCAATAGAGAAATCAACTGTAACTGCTAAATCAAGAGCTCTTAAAGCTGAATACACTATGGAACTTGCTCAAGACTTAAAAGCAATCCACGGTTTAGACGCAGAAACAGAACTTGCAAACATCTTATCAGCTGAAATTTTAGCTGAAATCAATAGAGAAGTTGTAAGAACTATCTACATCAATTCAGAAAAAGGTGCTCAAACTGGTAACGTAACTACAGCAGGAATTTTTGACCTAGATACAGACTCAAATGGCAGATGGTCAGTTGAGAGATTCAAAGGTCTTATGTTCCAACTTGAAAGAGATGCTAATAGAATTGCACAAAGAACCAGAAGAGGAAAAGGTAATATAATTATCTGTTCTTCTGATGTTGCTTCTGCTCTTCAAATGGCAGGCGTATTAGATTACACACCAGCTCTTAACAACAACCTAAACGTTGATGACACAGGTAATACTTTTGCAGGTGTTCTTAACGGTAGATTTAAAGTATACATTGATCCTTACTCAGCTAATAGTGCTGCTAAACAGTACTACGTTGTTGGATACAAAGGTACTTCACCATATGACGCAGGAATATTCTATTGCCCATATGTACCTCTACAAATGGTTAGAGCTGTTGGACAAGACACTTTCCAACCAAAAATCGGATTCAAGACTAGATATGGCTTAATCGCTAATCCATTCGCTGAAACTGGTGCTCAGTCAGGTGCTGCTACAGCAGTAAATGACGCTGGAAGTGCTAACTCTAATAGATACTACCAAAAAGTACAAGTAGCAAACTTGATGTAATATCATTGGTTAGAATCACTTTTTTCTAACAGAATTAAAAGGGGAGTTTTTACTCCCCTTTTTTTTGGCCTAATTTTCACATATAAATAGTACTATGACAATAAAACAATCATATAAAAGGCAACCAACAAAGTTTGATTATGCCTCTCCAACGCAGTTTAAATTTACTATTACAAAACTTCCTAAAGTAGAATTCTTTTGTACAGCAGTAAATTTACCAGGCATAACATTAGAAGGTAATATGGCACAGGATACACCATTGAAAGAAATACCTGTACCTGGAGATAAATTAGCATACAGTCCATTAAGTATGGATTTTATGGTTGATGAAAATTTAGAAAACTATAGAGAGATACACGGTTGGCTAACTGGTCTAGGTTTTCCTAGAGATAGAGAACAATTTAGAAAATTACTTGGTGGCGGTGCAGATAGATTCCCAACATCTACTGGTGCAAAGCAAGAAACAGACGCAGGTATTATAAGAACACAATCAGGTGATACTGGTGCTGTTTATTCAGACGCAACATTAAGTATATTAACAAGTAAAAATACAACAAATATTCAAGTCAGATTCGCAGACGTATTTCCTACATCTTTATCTGGATTGAATTATAACCAACAAGCAACGGATGTTAACTATTTGATAGCAACAGTAACTTTCCAATACAAAATTTATGAATTTGCAGAAGGAAGTGGTAAGGTAACCGAAACAGTTACGTAAGAAACTTTACTTTTCTATTATAATATGTTATAGTGATTATTATGGATTTAGAACAATTACAAGAACAAGCAGACAAAGATTTAAAAATTAACGATAGTGAACTTGATTTAGAATCAATCAAAACACCTCAATTACACAACCAATATATGAAACACTTAACAAAGTTTAAGTTAATGTTAAGTAGAGCAGAAAGCGAATTACATATTAAGAAAAGAGAAAAGTGGGAATACTATACAGGTAAAGCAGACTCTACTGTATATGTTGAAAAACCTTTTAACTTAAAAATATTAAGGCAAGACGTAGATAAGTATATTGATTCAGACGAAGAAGTTATTAGAGCAAAACAAAAGGTTGATTATCTCAATACAGTTGTTGATTTTTTAGATAGAAGTATTAAACAAATTTCAAATAGAACATTTACTATTAAGAACGCAATTGATTGGAAGAAATTTACATCAGGAGCTATCTAATGGCAAACAAACAAGTTAAAGTTGATATACATATATTCAAAAGTGAACCTAAAAAATCTTTTTTTGCACCCGAGTATGATTATAGAATATTTGAAACTGAAGTACAACAAGTTAATTTTATAGATTTAGCAAAACTTATTTTAAGCAAAGAAAAAGAATTATTAGAATTACCTATATCAGACGTAGCAAAAGACGCTTACACAGGATTAGGACCAGATAGTACAACAGCTAGATTTGATAAGTATAATGTTTTAAAATGGAAAGATAAAAATATAGAAGAATTAAAAGGAAATATAATACACTTTCATAATAACATTTTAAAATATTTTAAACAACCAATTCCAAAAGAATTATATGTACAATGTTGGGCTAATATAATGAGAAAAGGTGACCAAATAAAAACTCATATACACGATATAGGACCAAACTGTTATTTAGCAGGTCATATTTGCGTACAATGTGATGATACATATACTCATTATATCAATCCAATAAATCAAATTAATAACCCTATGACACATAGTAGTAAAAATGATGTAGGTAAAATGAGTATGTTTCCAAATAATATACCACACTATACAGATATACAAAAATCAAATAACGAAAGAATAACACTTGCATTTGATTTATTTCCATTTAATCCAGAAACAATAAAAGACGGAAACTTACATTCAGGAAATTATTTAAAGATAGTATGAAAAATGTAAGGTATCTTGTAATAGACAAAAAGGATGATGTCTATTTAAAGATAGAAGCAGAAGATTCCATTAGAAGAGAATTAGGACAACACTTTACTTTTGAAGTACCTGGTTTTCGTTTTATGCCACAATTTCGTAATAGGGTATGGGACGGAAAGATAAGACTATTTTCATATGCAACTGGTCAAATATATGTTGGATTATATCCATATGTACTTAATTGGTGTAAAGAAAATGATGTAGAAGTTGTTGATGGAACGAAGATAGAAGATACTAAAGTAGATGATGATAAGGTAGAAAAGTTTATTAATGCTCTTAAAATTCCTATGGAAGTAAGAGATTATCAGAAAGAAGCATTTTCATATTCAGTTAAAAAGAATAGATGTTTATTACTATCGCCAACGGCTAGTGGTAAATCACTTATATTATATCTATTAGTACGTTTCAACCTATTAAGACTACCCAAAAACAAAAAGATATTAATTATAGTACCTACTACATCATTGGTAGAACAACTATGGAAAGATTTTAAAGACTATGGTTTTGATAGTTTAAAAAATGTACATAGAATATATGAAGGACATAGTAAAATTACTAATAAAAGAGTAGTTATATCTACTTGGCAATCAATATACAATTTATCAAAGAATTACTTTAGTGATTATGGTATGATAATTGGTGACGAAGCACATCTATTTAAAGCAGTATCATTAACAAAGATAATGACAAAGCTAACTAATTGTAAATATAAGATAGGTTGTACTGGAACCCTAGATGATAGTAAAACACACAAACTAGTACTAGAAGGATTGTTTGGCGCAGTTAATAAAGTCAC